AGATGATTTGTGTCAATGCCGAGGATGTCACACGCGTCCTTGGCGACGAACCAAGGCTCCCCCGCCATGTTGGTCAGGGCGCGTAATGATTCGCCCTTGAACTCGAATCGCTGGATTTCATTGTTCATTGTGGTTCCTTGGTGTTGTGTGGTGTGGTTAGGCGGTTTGTTTGATTTGGGCGATTTCTCCGGGTTGGAAGCCGAATGCTTTGTAGAGTCCTATGAGCATGAGTGGTGTGCATTCGTTTGTTTTTTTGGCTCTGGCTAGGACGCTTTCGCTGACTCCTATTGCTCATGCTCCGCTTCATTGGACTCGCCGTTCATGGTGGTGTTCAGTGAATCCTCGAACTTAGCTAAGTCGATAAGCTCCCATACTGATTTGAGTTCCAGTGCGGATGCGACTTTGCCTAGCTGCTCGATCTTCCACAGGGCATCGTTGCTTTTAAGCATGTAATAGTACTGGCGTGAAATTCCGAGCCGCTTGGAAAGCTCCGTCGCTGTGATTCCCAGCCGGTTGCGCTGGGATTCAATCGCCTTCGAGATTGATTCCTGAAACGTCATGCTCGTTGCTCCTTCCCTATTCAGCCTCGTTGTTTAACTCTATTGAGCTAACTTCTGAGACTAAGAATAATCGTTTTTTATTGTTTGTCAACTCAATAGAGCTATTTACAGATTTATCGGCGTGTCGTACCGCTCTAGTTCCTACCATTACATATGTCAACAAATAAACTCAATAGAGTTAGGAGGTGAAACAAAAGTGGTACGCAATACCGAACTCAAGGAAACCAGCGCCGCAACAAAGCTAATAGCCGAGACAGTCGCTTCGATGATCGACAAGGCCGGATGGTCACAAGCCAAAACCGGACGAATCATCGACAAGAGCCAGTCCTATGCTTCTCTACGAATCAAAGGTCTAGCTTCTTGGACTACGGATGATTTGGACAATCTAGCCAAGGCTCTGGGGTACGGAAACGCATTCGGACTACTTGATGCAGTTCGTGGCATAAAGGATAAGAAGGAGTAGACTAGACCATAACACCTCCTTGTAGGTGTTCTTCGAGGGTCACGCATTCATCTGGCAGGACGGGGCGTGGCTCTCTTTTTTATATCCTCAATCGAACATGTGTTCGTCTTTCACTTGCATGATATATCCACTCGAACGCATGTTTCAATCCGACACGCGGTTTTGATATGTGCTGTCTCAAAAGCGAGGGTATTTACGGGGATACCCCGTATGAGAAACGCTTAATGCGTGTTTACGTCCTGTTTGGGTGGATAATCCTTGTTGAGACATATTGCAGGAGAGAAAGGAGAACATCATGGTTCCTATATTCGTTATCGCCGGTACCGCCATCGGTATGTCCGCGTTCGTTCTGCTGATCCAGATGGCCGTGCGGAACGGCATTCGCATGTCCGGGTTGATCGACTGGCGCACCCAATACGAATTGGAACGCATCGACGATGCGGACGGCGACAAGCCGACGTTGCACGAATTGTATGAGATCGCAACCAAAACCGATTCCGCACCAGATGCCATCGAGCGGAATGTGAAAGCGAAGGCTCTGGACTATATCGAGTCGCGTAATTCCATCCATGTGCGAAATTGCTGGATTGTGATTGGAGTCGCAGTCTGCGTAGTATTCTTCCTGGCTATGATTATCGCTTTCGCCAGCAGTACTAACGGTACTATTTGAATCATGTTTTTCTCGTGCCCGTCTGTTTTGTTGCAGGCGGGCTTTTCTTATACCCTCTAACGTTTTGTCCGGTATGGCAAAAGCATGGCAAAATCCACTATGAAAAAATGAAGAATAATGTTACTTATGTATATATATGTATTTATTCTACTTTGAACGTGACTATCAGCTGTTTAAAAGATTACCAAACACTCTTTTTAGAACATGACTAAGACTCATGTTTAGTAGTGGCTATTGGGTATACTTTAAAACAAGGTACAAAAGTAAGAAAAAGCCCTCGAAGCTCTAGACCAGCTCCGAGGGCCAATGGAAAAACCAACACAATGATTCTCCACGTACCAGCTTACCCCTAGGCGTGGAGGGAAAGAGATGGATATTGTGGGATACCGCAATGCAGAACTCGTACATCAGCTGACGCGCGAAGGCGGTCTCAATACCAAGTATGGCGATGGGACAACCCTTAACATGGCTCAGGCTTACATCTTGGAACGACTCGCCTTGGTAACAGCTGACTGGCCGCTGGACAAAACCGCTCAGGATAAGCGCCTGATGCCACGCACATACCAATACGGTTATCTCGCACTGGCGCGTGAGTTCGGTATGACGTTGCCGGACAACCTAAAGTCCATCAAGGTCATCGATGGAGAGCCGCGCGACGAGAAGAAGGAGACGAACGCGGTCAATAGAATCTCCAAGAATATGAATAAGCTAATGGATAAGGGTCTGGTTAAATGCCTACGTGAGGGCAACCCTCAAACCAGAACCAAAGGCGTGTACTTGCTGACCATCGGCTCTCCCGAAGAGAATGCGGAAGTGGAGGCTTACGTGAGGGCGAACTTGGGCTTGTAGCCGATTGTCCTCGTGTTCGGTCAACATGATGATGCAATCCAAATAAAGAAGATTATTAGGGTTGTACCTGCTTGATTGGGTTTTCCTGAGATTGCTGATTGCGGTTATGTCTATGAAGGCCGCCACATGGTTCCCTATGCCGTGTGGCGGCCTTCGTGGTCCCGGACGGCTCATGCATCGTGTTCTCTCCCTATTTTGGAGAGAACGGCATGGGCGTGTCGGATTTGGATGGCTCCGCATGATACCGGCTGTTACGCCCTGTGAGACGTTTGGATGGCGTTCTCTCAGGGTTTCATGAACCTTCCCACCTGACGTGCGAATTTGCTGTTACGGCGTGTCGCGGCCCTTTTTCGTGTGTTTTTTGGGCTGGTTTTTCGAGTTTGTCTGAGAATCGGAGAGAATGACCATTTCGGACGCTTCCGCAACCGTTCCCGCAACTGCGGCTGAACCCTACTCGCGTAAGGGTTTCCGCCTTGGCTCCTGCGACTGGGCTTGAACCAGTGACCGTCCGATTAACAGTTAGAGAGTTTGATAGAATACCCCTTGGAACGATTGGGCAAAACGGCTTCATTCCAACGGTTTAACCTCACTTGAGGGTCACTTGACCCGCAAGTGAAGGTCAAATGGAAGTCTGAGAATGTCTGAGAATATGGAAGCAAGGAGGTAATCATGGCACGCAAAGCAAGAAACGGCATCGTCTACCCATACAAAGTCGAACGGAAAAAGAAGCTGGCCGATGGCACAATCAAGGCTTACCCCAGCTTCGAGTTCAAGATCGACGGGAAGACCTACAGCTGCAAGAAGTACGCCGACGCGAACCGGCGTCTGACCGAACTGCTCCAAGAGCGAGCCAAATTCGGCAGTACCAGCAACACGTCAGTCACGTTGGGCGCATATGCGGAACAATGGTTGGAACGACGGCAGAGGGATGCAGACCCGAAGACTTTCGCCAACTATCGAACCATCGTCCGCAAGCATCTACGCCCATACCATTCGCAGAAAATGTCGAACCTGAACGCCGCAGTCTGCGACCGCGCCGTAAATGGCCTTACCGTCGCGAAGACCATCGACGGCAAGAAAATGCACGTGAAGGCCAGTCTCAGCCTCCGCCGCCAGACGCACACCACGTTGAACCAGATTTGCAATGCCGCCGTAGCGGATAGGATTCTTCCCACGAATCCGATGGGTGGCGTTCCCACTCCGAAGGACAAGGACATCAGTCTTGCCGACGAACGCAAGAACGAAGCCCACGAGCGTACCGCATTCACCGACGATGAAGCCAAACGCATCCTCCAAGCCGCCAACGAACTAGGCATACGGAACGGCGCGAGGGAATGGTTCAGACTATGCACCGGTATGCGCCCCGGCGAAATCTTGGGGGCTTCACTCCAAGACCTCGAACTGACCACCACGGCAAACGGCATCCCCTACGGCGAATACACCGTCAACTGGAAACTGGAGGAACTTAAGAAGGAGCACGGTTGCGGCGAACCAGACCGTAAAGGCGTGTACCCGTGCGGATACAAGCGTGGTGCCGCATGTCCGCAATGGAGGTGGCGTATTCCAGACGGCTTCGACATGATCGAGTTGCAAGGCCGCTGGTGTCTCACCCCGCCGAAATCGAAGCGTGGAAGGAAAGTGCCAATCATTCCCGCATTGGCGCAGACGCTCGAAGCGTACTTGGTGGATACCGCTGAAATACCGAACCCGCATGGACTCCTGTTCCGTCATGATGACGGCTCCCCTATCGAGCCGGAAGAGGATATCGAACAGTTCCGCAAACTGTTGGAAGCGGCGGGAGTGCCCAATGCGGAGCATAGGAGCCGTCACGAAACCCGTCATACCGTTGTTACCATCCTCATGTCGATGGGCGTGGATGTCGGACTGGTCGAGGAAATCGTGGGCCATTCCAGCCGTCTGATGGTCGAACACTACCGTCATGCCGGGTTGAAAGAACGGTTGGCCGCAATGGAAACGATGAACTCCGCATTAGACTTGAAGCAGATCGAACAGAAAGGTGTCGTAAATGCCGCATGAGCTTGATGTAGTTTCGTATAGGGAAGGATACGGTCGAGGATTCGATGAAGCGTTGGAACTCGTAGAACGATATGGGTACGTATTCAACGCGCCCAGAATGGTGATAAACGGAGCTGGATACGACGGCTGGCATCCAGAAGACGAGTTCCCGAAGAAAATAACCATCACCGAACAGCAGTTGGACATTGAGAAACATACGGCGGTGCAAACTGTGGTGGATTACATCAGGGAAAAGTTTTGCAACATGTATCAAAACCGCTATTACGACCAAATGGGCCAACAAATAGACTTTGGTGATGGCGATAGAGCCAATCGAACCGCAGAATAGAAGCCTTAAAACGCAGAAAAGCCCCTCCCCCAGCATCAGCTGAGAGAGGGGCAATGTGTGGTCAGATTTTTGGCAGCAGGTCGTATAAGGCTTGAGTGTCCAATGTTGCGCCATGCATTCGGCTGAAATCAGCCTCACCGCCGTGTATCCTGTCGGCCTTCACATCCTTCGTGAGTTCGCGCTTCCACTTCGTCCAAAAATCATCATGCTCTTTCTTGGTCATGATGATGATTCTACCGTGCGAAACACAAAAAGCCCCTCCCCCAGCGTAATCGCTGAGAGAGGGGCAAACTTGTACAGGACGTACTAGTTGGGCATAGTATTCTTACGCTTCTCCAACATCATGTTAGAAAAATGAAAGGTTTCTACTCGGAATACTTTGCCTTCAACTCGCTGACGCCAATCAACGCACCAACCAGCACGGCCAGAGCGTTCAACGTGGTCACGATCTGGTCAACGCATGGAAGGTT